ACCATTTGGTTTCTATTGTGGGCCACCAGAGGAATCTTGTACTCTTTTGGTAAACCTTCAATGTACATGGCCAGAGTAGAGCGAAACATATCTCTATTCTCTTCCGTATCGGCAACCAAAGTACCTTGCCACCCTGGGTGGGTGAACTGCCAATACAAATCAAGTGCCAGTGAAACAGTCGTAATACCCAGTTGACGGCCTTTAAGAATAACAAAGAAATGTACGTCATCAGCCAACCCCTTTTGCATCTCCTCCATCACATACGTCTGAGTACCCAAGAGCGTACCCATCTTCTTTAAGCCTTCTTCCTTAGTCTCAATCTTGAGTTCAGCACAGAACTTATAGAAGTTATTTAAATTAAAGTTCATTTGGCTTACCCATTCTTTCATCTGTCCAGTTTGCTATCTCGTGCTTCACATCCCTGTTTCTAGCACAAGATATTAATTCTTTGTAAAAGATTTCAGAATAAATATCTTTCCACTCTTTAGCCAACTTCCTCTTACTACTGGGCTTAATGCACTGTATAGCACGTTGCATCTCCCTCTTGAGCTTCATACGAGAGTTGTATAACTGCTCTTGCGTATCCTTCTCTGTACCCATGTTCTAGTGCCTCTGCAATCAATACATCTCTCTCTTCATGTGTCACACAAAGCCTTACCCAGAGTGCCCTACAAAGCTCTCTCAGCTCATCCTCATCCTCCCACAAGAGATTACTCAATACATACCCCCAAGAACCTTAAAAGAACCCGACAAGCCTCAGACTCCTCTTGCAACTCAGGAACACCTTGTATGTCCGTTAAAAACTCTCTCAACGCCATAATCAATTCCTGACTCATGCCACCCTCCATACCCTTACCAACTCACCCTCAGTCCTACAAGTGTATTTACACCCCAGACGCTTACTCGCCCTGTAATTGGCATTCATCACCTTCTGCCTAGCTTCCACAGGCACAGTGAAACTATCCCCCACATCCATCTCCTCATAAGGATAAGCGTACACTACCCTCGCTAATGGAATATCCCTCTTACTCTTGTCTATCTCTAGTTCTGTAACCATATCGGAAACCCAGTCCATGCGCTGCCAGTCTTCACGGTTGGACAGTCTGGGTGCTTTGACGTTTGGATAATTGTAGTTGCCTGTGGTTGCATAGCATCCCTTGCATGCATCAACTAGAACACCAGGTGAAGAGATAGAGCCAGGGCATGTATCAAGGGCTTGAAGAGACCATGAACGCGCGTTCAATTTTGAGGTATTGGATATTTTGATCATTTCGTGAATTATTAAGACCGTGGAAAAGCCCACGCCATAAAGCCCTAAATTAAGGCTTTACAGTGTAGGCTTTACATGTAAATCATTAAATATGCAATCATCGGGCAACTGATAATAAATGCAAATATAGTTGCGTGAAATAAGTCAATAAAAAAGCTTTTCATTTTAATACTCCCAAGATATACGTTTATCAATTTCTAATGCATTTAAGCCTTGCATCTCAAGATCTGACAATATATCAGCATCGATGCACCCACAGATATCAACGCCCCGATAGTCCACTGAATGGATCCAAGTGTCATAAACACCGTTTCTATCGCTGGCATAGTGCAGCACTACATCTACTTGCTGAGCATCGTATCCAATGACTGCTTTAAATGGGAATAGCATAATCAAACCCCTTTATTCAGCAATTGATTCACACCAAAAACCAAAGAATCTAGATCTTTGGCCCAACGGTTAACACCGCCCGTGTAGTCTTTCAGGTGCTCAGCAGTGCGGTACATGTAACCCAGTGAACCGCATGGTTCTGTGTTGACGTATACAATAGAGTCTTTCAGTGATATGAAACCGCTGCAGCCCCGCTTGTCACCGTTAACGCTTATGTTCTTAAGCGCTACATTGTGCGAGGTTGAAAACTGATTCTTGAGTTTTGTAGAGAAAATTGGCATGGTTGGCCTCACAAAATTGGGGAAGTTAATTTAATGATGTTTTTGGGGCTTGTATCAGGGCTTGCAAGCCACCTAACACGCCAAGCCAATAGGTCACATTGGTTAGCCAAAATATCGAGCTTGCAGAGCTTGTAACCCGTGCTCTTGTCCGTGTGATCGATCGTGTATTGCAACCCATTATCTCGAATGCTGCGCTGGTGCATTTTGTATTCAATCTTTGTCATGTTTGGTTTCCTATTGATGGTTGACTTTTGAAGAGCCCAAAAACTGCGCCCTTCACAATATATAGCAGGGAAGAATCGTGCCAACTCTTGTAAGTCCTTGATTCTATTGACCCCTCCAAAACCCTTATAGGGTTAACCCTTAGAACCATTAAATTCACTTGATCGGTGATTCAAGTGAACATTGTCAATGGATATTGGAATAACGTTTTGATAGGCTTAAGCTATCGCACCAGGATCGCGCTCCGGTGGTGGAATGAAAAGAAAAAAGAAGATAAACCTAGGGCATGTCTGTACTCTCCTACAGAGGGAAACAGTAGAGGATGACATCATTGTCCTGAGGTCTTCCAGCGCATGGCTAGTGCATGAGATATTCACTGGAAAACCCAAAAGACATCGGGCCCCCTATAGAGACAAGACCCCATCCCCTAAGAACTATGCAAAATTTGCATAACCTGGGCGGTTTAGGTGGAGGGGGTAGGGCTGGAAGGTGACGGAATAAGGGGGGCCCACTCCCCCATTCCCGAAATTTCTAGCAAAACTTTTTTCCCAGTACTAAGCCTGCAATGTAAGCTAAACGATAGCATTACAAAAAAGGCTGGAAACCTGTTCAAGTGCCAATAAACACGGGGTTATACAAAGAATGGGCATAGGAAAATGTAATACTTGGGAGCCTGTATAAAAATTTTTTGCTTTAAAGTTTTTTGGTTGCTACAATTCAGGCATTGCATGGAGGTTGGTATGGAATGGAGATTGGCGCATCCACTGGATGATGTTGAAGATATTGTTGAACTGGCTGATACTGTGTTTGGTGCGGAGGCTGATGCTATTCTGACGAGGAATAGGGATGTGTTCAGGAAGCATGTAACGGTTGCTGCTACTGTTCAGCTGTTTGACAGGGGCAAGGAGTTCCTTGCGGTGTGTCGGGATGTGGACAGGTTGGTTGCTTATTGCTGGTTTGACCGTGGTGGGTATACAACGTATGCCAATGAGGAGATCAGCAATGCTAAGTTTCACCATGTTGACCTTGGGCTACCTGCCAAGACCAGGGTGAGGTTGTTAAATCAAATGATTGACCAGCATATATTGTGGGCCAGTAACTGGGGTATTCCGGTTATATGCTCGACCAGTATTAGAACTGAGCATGATGGGTTTATGCGGATTCACAAGAAACGTGGATTTACTGTTAATGGTTCTTACGCTTGGATTAAAACTCAAGACGGATTAAAGGGGATTAAATGATTAAACCTCAAGATACAGATATTCTGTTTGGAGAGATTCGTCCTGAGGGCGAGAATGTTTCTAGTGAAGAAAAGAAGAAACAAGCACGGGAATATTATCAGCGCAAGAAAGCCCAACAAAAAGCAATGAAGTTGGCTACTGGTGAGCAAGAGCCTAAAGAAAAGAAAGAGTACCTAGTCTCCCCTGGTCGGCCAAAATCGATTGTCAATCGGGTTACCGAATATGGCGCTTTGTTTAACAAGCTTAATGATGAACGGGTGGCTAAAGGATTGCCTCCGCTGAAGACGGCTATGGAGGTCTTGATTGATGCCATGCAGTCTGATGAGATTGACATCAAGGACAAGGCTAAGATTGCTGATAAGCTGGCTCCCTTTGAATCGTCAAGAGCGCCTATAATTTCGATTGAGCATGTCAACAATGTTCAAAAAGATGAAGAGGTGTCGGCTGATGATGCCTTGGATGATTTTTTACAATCCCTTCGAAAGGTATAAAATGCCAATAATGAAATCTGGATCAGCCAAAGCATTTAAGTCAAACATCAAGACTGAGATGAAAGCTGGTAAGCCAAAGAAACAAGCTGTTGCGATTGCTTATGCTGAGAAGCGTGAGAAATCCGAAAAGGGCGAACGCAAGAATACTGCGATCGAAAAGAAAGAAGCCAAAATGAAAGGTAAAAAATGACTACCAATTTTCAATTCGCTCAAGCGCCTAACCGCAAGGGCAATCAATCTAAACACACCCCATCCAAATCTGGTGGCGCTACAAACGTCACTGGCAAAGCACATGGCACTGCCACACCCAAAGGCAACCAAGGCGCTCCTAAAGCTGGCGGCAATGTGTACCCTGTCGGCAACAAGATGTCTGTCAGCACACCCAAGTGCTATGACAAGACTCCAAACAATGATGCGTACATGAACAGTGATCGCAACAACTATCTCAAGTGAGGTGAACATGTCTGCATACGGTAAAGTAATCTCTGGCGGCAAGGCCATGACCAATGGTCTGACCAAAGGTATCAACAAGAAGCTAGAAGCTTTTTCTGATAGCCACAAACGCTCTAAGCTGTTGGCTAACTCAGTGCGTGATACCTTCAATCAAAACCCGTTGTCAGATCCCCATCTGAACAACATTAACGTGGCGGCTTCCAAGAAGTTCACCACACCAAAACTACCAACCAAGGTATAAAGGAAATTGCATGGCAACGTATGACATTGAAGCATTGAAGGAAGATCTTCCAACAGCCAAAGACTTAGCGCAGTTTGTGTACGACAAGACACAGATTGCACTAGATCTAATTGGCAAGCCAAAAGAAGATCAATACCAGGTCGCTAAGAACGCTCTTGAAGGCCGCAAGATCCCTTCCGAATATGTAACAGATGTCAATCCTTACATTGACCGCAAGGAATTGATTCCTGAAGATGAGTTGGCTGCTTTGCCCGAGCGCCCTACTGATTTGCCTGACATTGATTCGCAAATCCATTACTTCGGTGCAACCAACATGCCTCATCCATCCAACCCTCAGTCGGATGAAAAGGTGGCTATTGATTTTCGCAAGTACGACAATGGAACAGTGACGTTTCAGATTGTTGGCCCCGTTTACCAGATGGCTGTAGGCGAGCGTTTGAACAAGTTTGGTCAGCGTGTACCTGAAAAATACACATGGAATGATCCTCGTACACCAGAGACTTTGATGAAACGCCCTGATGGCACGTTTACTGAACGTGGTCGCAAACTGTTTCAATACTGTTCTGGCGAAAAAGGTGGCGGCATTTGGAGTTTGATTGACCGCGAACTGACCAGCATCTCGTCTAAGAACATTGTTGATCCGTGGGCGTAATGGAAGACCAGTCTTCCGTCTTTCGTCAAAAGCTATCGGCACAGGCAGAAGTTTGTGCCCGTAAGACTCTTGAGTGGCTACAGAAAGATCTTCAAGGAGATCGGACTCTAGCTCCTCAAGACGTTTACTACTTATCTTCAGCAGCAGACCTTCTTCTCGCTATGCGTGACCTGTATGGCAAAAAGTGAAGCCAGTGACTACATCATGCCCATCTACAAGGATAGGGCTCTAAAACACCTTGTCAAATTAGCTGGTGGCAAAGCAGTTACCAAGCGCATGGATGCCGACCAACTTCGTAAGATGAAGGCCGCAAGGGATGTGCTTGCCAAGGATATGCAGTTCAATACTTTGAAATGGTTTAGGCCATTCAAGTACCAGCAGGAATTCTTTGAGACTGGGGCTCATTTTAGCCGCAGAGGAATGATTGCTGCCAACCGTGCTGGCAAGACAATTGCTTCTACTTATGAGACTGCCTACCACCTGACAGGCATGTATCCCAAAGGCTGGAAAGGCAAGATTTGGGACAAACCAATCATTGCCATGTGTTCCGGTGAATCATGGGAACAAGTTGCAAAAACGCTACAGTCCAAATTGCTGGGCTGTGATGACATTAAACAAGCATACAAACTGGGAACAGGATCTATCCCACGGGAAAACATTGACGAAAAGTCAATCCGCACCGATGGAGCA